GATACCCGATGATTTAAGGACAGCCACAGCTAACGCTTCTATTAAATCTCCTAATATAAATCTCATCTTAGAATTATATGATGGAGTCTCTGCTTTTGCACCCATCTTTTCCATTTGTAATTGGCAAAGGGGTCTACCAATAGAGCTCATACGAGGTCTAAATTCTTTATCCCTTTCTTCAGAAAATTGTTTTATAAATGCTTGTTTACAGGCTTCGCCAAACTCATTTACAATAGTGCTAGAAATAGGAACAGAGGCCTTATTGGCCTCCGTTAAAAATAATTGTACTCTGTTTAAAATACTAGACAAGCTATGAAGCCAACACCATTTCGGGGTCATCTTCCATTTCATTAATTACTTTGGCAGATGCCGCATCGCTTTCCTTATTCTTTACAGCATTTTGATATTTTTCAGATACTCTAGCGTTCTCTTCCTCAATGAGAGCACGGAACATATCCATGTGTTCTAAGTCTTTTTGTGTAAAATCTATTTCTTTACTATCAACAGAGATTTGGGAAACATAATAGACATTACTACCTGCTTTTTTTCTTGTTGTTTTTAAATTCAACAAGTGATTTTGCATGAGACTTTCTCTACCTTTCAAACTCTTTAGAGCTTCTCCTATTGGAGTAAAGTTAGAGCCAGTTACACGAAATAGTACAGGCATTGAATCAACAGTAGCAGGTTCTCCTTTTGGGGTTGTACCATCAAATGAAACTAGGCCATATACTAAACGATAACATTTAATATTTCTTTGTGCCTCTATTTCAGCTTCACTAAGTTGTTCTTTATCTTTGCCTATCACTTTACCACAGCGAACACCACCATTAGTATCTATCGGTTCATCTTTCCATGATTTAAATATCACTGATGAACATGGATAGTTATTATTGTTTGGGTCGTATTCCATGTATTGGTAGCTATTTATAAAAGGCCTAAACTGAATTGGTTTATCCTTTATGCTATACACTCTGTCCTCTATTGAGGAATCATACACAGTGTACACACCTGCTGCTAATGCATTACCATCATCATCTTCAGCAGACCTATTTATTGTAAGCCTTGATAGTGTGCCCGAACTAATTATCGAGCCATCATCTTGGCCTGTCATTTGCATTATCTCTTCTTTACTTAAAGAGTTAAATGCTTTCAAGTCATTTACCATTTTACCTCCATGGTTAAATTTAAACTATACTGTATCATCTGTGACATATTTGTCAAGCATAAACTTTGGTCTCTAGCCAATTAGAGCCTACTTTGATTTCGACATCAAGAGGTACATTGAAGTCAATATCATACATGTCTTTCATTGTTTGTACAACCTTTAAACAGCCGTTGGCGAGGCAGGAAGCGACAACCTTCTCCTCTCCAGGATATACATCAGCCACTATGGAATCATGCACTGTATTTATAAGCAGGCTCTTTGTATTGTTTTCTTCTAGTAATTCTTGTATGTTAATACAAGCTAGAGGAACAATATCAGCCGTGGCAAATCCCTGCACAGGATAGTTTTTTATCTGTGTAGAGAAACTAGAACCACCCCAAGGCATTCTTTCTGCTTTTGGAAAAGCATATTGTCTGCCACTTGGTAGTGTAACAACCTTTCGTCTTATCGCTTCATCTTGTAATTTTTCATGCCATGCTTTTATATCTGGATATTTTTTTAAGAAAGCAGAATAGTATTTCTTTTCATTCTCTGTACCAGACATACCACCATACAAAGGTTTAAAAGTATGTGCCTTTGCATTCTGTCTTGAACAACCAATAATATCAGCAGTGTATTGATGCACATCTACGCCATTCTTAATATCTTTCATACCCTGTTTATCTTGTGCAAGAAACACAGCAGTTCTAAATTCTAATTGTGCGTAATCTATTTCCATAATACTACCGCCATCGAATCTAGATGCAATAGCTTTACGAATAGGAAATGTATTACCTCTTGGTTGATTTTGAAAATTAGGATTACGACTAGACAGTCTGCCTGTAGCTGTAACTGTCTGCATAAAACTAGGATATAAATAATTTTTATCTGATGTATGTTTCTTTATGCCATCAATAAATGTATTCAAATAAACTTCTAATGCGTTGTACCTTGTAATTTTATCTACAAATGTTTTTAGAAATTCATCTCCTTGTCTTGCCATCTTCTCTAAAGTATTCTTATCTGTTTTAAATCCACCCTCTGCAACATCCATAACAGAATCTGGACTAGCAGCAAATCCTGCTTTGTCTTTTAAACTAGAATAAATAAAACCTTTTGCATCACAATCAGCACATCTACTTAAATTTTTATATGGCTGACCATTTGTTTTAAGTTTTCTAATCACACCTTTACCAAGGCACGCCTCACATTGACGTGCTTTTGTTTTTTGTACAGGTTCTAATTGACGTGCAAAAATTTGTTTTAGTTGTGTGCCTGTAAGTCTGGGTCTTTTCTTTTTCTTTTTAGTGACAGGGTCAATACCTAGATTAAAAGTTTTAGACCATAATTTTTTATCTTTTACTTTTACACCATACACTAACCAAGATAATTGCTCTGTGCTTGCAGGATTAATTTTAGTATCACCCATTCTATTGTAAATAATTTCATCTATTTCTACACGAAGTTTATCATGTTCATTTTCAAACTCTTGCTGTAAATTATCTAATGTGTTCATATCAATGTAAATACCATTGTCTTCTATCTTTGCTAACACAACTAAAAATCTACACATAGTTTTTAAAGTATTAATTAAATGTTTATGCTGTGGTTTTTTTAATTGTAACATTTGTGCTTGATACAAAGACCTAGTTGCTTTTACATCTAATCTTCCATACTCTTCTACAATGCGTATTGGTATGTTTTCAAAAGATACTTTGTCTTTTATATATTGTTCAGTTAAATCAGATTTTTGTATAACACCTCTGTATGCACAACAATCTTTTAATTTTAAACTTCTGCCAATACCTTTATTCATAACATACTCGCCAATCATAGTGTCATAAACTCTACCATCATATTTAAAACCTGTTTCCCATAACCATAACAAATCAAATTTTATATTGTGACCAACAAGAAGTTTTGTCTTATCTAGTATGTCTTGTACTTTTTTTCTATCTGGCACATCTTTGTATTCTCTATGTTTAAAAAATACATACTCATCATTGATACCAATAGATACTAAAAAATTATTTGGATTTTTAGATGAAGGGTCTAAGTTACCCTCGTCTGTTATTTGAAAACTTGTTTCAACATCAAATACAGTTATCATAAATCGTACCTCGATAGTTCTGGTATGATAGTACAAACTAACTGCCCATGCCATCCTGTTATTTTATTTTTACTTATAGCCAAACTTCTAATCCTTTCATCTGTATCTAGTTTATCTCTATGACCTACGCCTATAATAACATCAGCCTCTGCTGCTTTACCTGTCTTACTACCCTCCATCATGTCAAAAGTTAAATCAAACTTACCATGACCATCTGCTGATGCTTGTGATACTGCTACAACACAGCAATTGTTTCGTTTTGCAATTTCTCTTGCACCTGTGTAAATAGCACGAAGTTTCTCATCTGTTCGTGCAAAAGAACCTTTTACATTTACCTTATCTAATTGGTCTACAACTAGAATATCTGGTTTTTCCTTTTGGACAAACTCATCTACATCATCAAGAGACCAATCAACTGTGTCAAGTATTTTAATATTTTTTCTTATTTCAGCCCATCTTCTATTTGCTTCTACTTTATCTGCCCTAATCTCATCAAATGTCATGCCTGTATGTGCATTAATTAGTCTCATTTGTGTACGAACTGCAGGCTCTTCATTGATAAGTGCACAAACTTTAGCACCCTGTGACGCAAATCCGTCAACTCCCGAGACTAAATTTACCCAAAACGCAGTCTTACCTGCCTCTGGTCGTGCAAAAATAATCACAAGATTGCCATCACCAACACCATTTACCTTGTCACGAAGTGGTTTTAAATTAAATTTCCATTTAGTATTGTCTTTCAATTGGTCTAACAAGTTATCAATATTACCTGTAACATATTCGTACTCATTTACTTCTTCAAAAGTTACATCTAAATGTTTTTTTATTTCACTAAAATCAATATCACTGCCATTGTATATATCCGTTGCTATTTGGGCTACATGCTGTGCTATACCTCTTTTAAATAAAGAACGAATAATATTCTGTGCTATCTTTTCATTTGGTAACTCGATATCTTTTATTTCATTAATCAGAACATCAAAGTTATCTCTTGCAGCTTTAGAGAGAGCAGGATTATAAACTTCTAAATGTAAAGTAGAAACTTCTCCAATACTTAAATCCTGGTCTGAATCTTGATGTGCACTTTGTATTGTTTCATACAATGCACCCGTACCATTTGTAAAAAACTCTTTTGATAATTTACTTTTATTTTTATCGTAAAAATTTTTATTTAATAATAATTTAATTAACTCCTTTTCCATCATATCGCTTTACTAATATACTTCTTACCCTTTCCCAGTTGACTCTATCACGCCACTGTGCATTTGTTTTAGGAAACCTCAATGCTTTCTTATCAAGTTTCTTTTTTACTTTCAATATCTTTCTATAGCACTTTGTCTTTTTCATTTCATTATACTATAGTCATTACCATAACGCCAATCGTCAGTATCTTTACACCACCAACAAATACGATTGTGGTTGCCTTGGCTTTTAAAAGGTTTGCTACACCTCATACAGTTCCTCACTTTCTTTTCTTTTTTTGATTTAGGCTTAGAATAATTATAATAATCTGGCCACTCAAACTTTTCGTTTGTCATTCTTTTTGTTTTCCCTTAAAGTTTCTAGCCACATGTCTTCAAATGTGGCTATTGTTTTCTTTAGATTTGATTTTGTCTTTGCTTTTTCTTTCAAATGCATATACAAAAAATCAACTAGCAAGTCACGAAACTGTTGTTGAAACATTTGTCTCATGCCTTACCTCCTAGTTTAAAGTATACTTTTTCTACACTTAAATAATCTGTATCTGAAACAACTTCTTGAGGATAACAAGCTAATTCGTCTAATAAATCCGCAAATAGTTGTAATGTATCTTCATCTAGTTTTTTCATTCCGTGATTCATTTTTGCTCTTTCCATTTTTTTATAATTTGTTCACCTGTTGAATCATCAATGTAATAGACGATATTATTTATAGTAATGTAAACACTGTCCTTACTTCTAACATCTATTATCATCTACAGCTCTCTGTTAATATATTCTCTAACAGAAAAACCTAATCTTTTGATATGATATATAGCACCATCAGATAAAGTTTTCTGTCCTGTTAGTATAGCAAATCTTTTTGCACGTTCGCACACAGGATAAATTAAATCATTGCCATAAACGTTTTTCTTTTCTACATGTATAGTATCTTTTTCTAGTTTTATTTCTTTCATTGTAGTATACTTTCTATTTGTTGTTCATTAAAATACTTTAAATCATCTTGTAGTATTTTTACTTTTGTAGGCATATAATATCTTAACTTATTGCTTATGTCAAATGCCTTAGATGTTGCGTCTCTGTCAAGTGCAATAATTACTTCTTTAAACTTTTTTCTAATTACAGGAATAAAACTATCTGGTAAACTTGTACCCATCAAAGCTACACCAGAATACAAATGAGATACTGCACAGGCACTAGCACAGTCTTCTACCAGGATTGCTTTTTCTTTTTCACCGCATATGAAAGGATAAGTCTTGTCGCCATAGATGTACCACTTTGGATAAACAGATGAGTTTAAACCTCTACCAATCGCACCTTTTACTTTTTCTTTTTCTTTTATTAAAAATACAATCCTATGTTGCTTTACATCATACATGAAGCTAGCTTTTCTTTTTTCTTTTACTTTCAAACAATTATTCTTTCGTAAGTACTCTATGCACTTTGGTTCTGAATGTATAGAAATAAAACTAGAGGGAACTACAAAATCTTTTTCTTTTTCTTTTTCTTTGTCTTTCCTTACTACGGTTTCATAAATCTGTTCCATTGACATAGCTTCTTGATGTTTGCCTTTGGCAGAACAAGACGCATGGAAACAATACCACATTAAATCTGAGCTATTCTTTTTTATTGTGAGAGTATCTGTGTTATGACAAA